TCCCCTAAAGCCTCGACCTTGCATTTTAGGTTGACTGAACCATAGTTCAAACCATTTAGCATCTCCTGGCTTAATGTTTTGTTCTTTTTCTTTTTTGCGATTCTCTGCGGCTGCATCGCTAATATTCTCAAGAGTATACTCTGTGTAACCTTTGAATTCATTTACACCTGCTAGTTTTTTAATATACTCTAGTTCATCCATTGTATTTTTGTTTCTCTTTTTCTGCCCACCAGTTTAAAAAGTTCATTGTTGGATTGCTCAAATACCAACCAACATCACGATAAGTTTTAAGTTTTGCTTGTAGTAAATCTTTTTTGATTTCGCCGTAGTCTGGACCTTTGCGTCTAACAAACTGTGGAGCATTTACAAGTTCTTTGTTTTTCTTACCAGCATACTTTTGTAAAAATTCTTTGAGGTTTAGCATATAATAAAAAGGTGTATCTATGATAACCTCACCGTCCCATTCGCGTTGATTTGGAATACCTTTTTTATAACCTTTAACAGCACGTTGAACTTCTTCACTTGCATCCATATCACGTGGTCGCACTATAGCTCTACTGTGTCCACCATCATGCTTTGTCAGATATTCCTCATCGTAGCCTTCAAAACTACCTAAATCTGGTATTTCTGGGTTCCAATATGCTTTAATATCCCCGCTTGGTATCATAATAAAGTTTGTACCGTGAAATCCTTTTATGTTATTAGGTGTACGGACTAATGCTTGTGTAGGGTGTTGCACTCCTAGACCGGCAAAGATTTTTTTCTGGAAGAAATGACTGTCACCTTTTACAGCCTTCCGAGATCCGTCGTTGTTATTCACTTTGATCATAAGATTTGTAGCATCAGTGCCTTGAGTTTCGCCACCTTTAAACATTCTATATAGTATAGGAGTATTGCCTAGTTTGTTGCACATTTCAGCAGCAACTTTAACACGCTCAATGGCATGTGCAGTATCGTTTATAAACTTTACGTCTTCGATGATTTCGTTAATTTTCATTCGCCCATTACCCTGTCTGCTAGTCTTACACCTGCTTTACGTGCAATCTTTCTAATCTTTAAAAGATTCTTGCCAGTCTTGTATGCACCTTTGATTAATGCAGCCATCACAGGCGCTGCTAATCCAGCCACAGCAGCCATTGCTGCTATATCACCTACTGCTGGAATATCTTCTTCAATCTGTTCAAACTCTTTGCCAACGGACTGTGAGAATGACTTTGACTTATCAACCTTAACATTAGTATCACCAAACTTGCTTACTACTTCAGGCGAACGCATCCAGTTGCGGAATGTTTTATATTGTGCAGGCTCCATAACAAATTGTTTAGTTGCAGGTCTGTATGCTTGCATAATCTTCGGCGCCGACTTTTGTAAAAATTTCATTAGTCTGTTGTTGTCGATTGTAAAATATTTTGTTGTTTCGATATTATCGTCAGTGTAGTTTTTCTTGTTAGCCCACTTTGCTTTTACACGTTTCTTGCCCGGACCTTTTTCGCCTGTTTCGTCACTGTCGGGCTTGTCTACAACTTGTACTTTTTCTTTACCAAACTTTTTTATCCAATCAAGGAATTCATTGTACTGCGGAAACTTCTTAGGATTAACTGCGCCGTCATTATACACAACAACTTTCTCAGCCCCAATAAAGATTTTATCACCAATTACTTTTTTGACAGCATTGACAATATCTTGTTTCTTTGTAAGAACATTAAAGTTCATTTTAGCAGTATCAAGTGTTAGTTCACCCGGTGTGTTTGCAAATCCAGCAAATGCCATTAGTGTTGGCTTGCCTCTGTTTTTATCTAACGGCGGCTTAACTTTGAAGCGCATATACACATCGCCTGTTTGTGCTTCTTCTAGATCTTCTTTTGCAGTCTTTGCAGCATCTTTCCATGCCTTGTCAGTAGGAGCCTTAGGATGTCCTTTTTTGCGACTAGTACCAGCTTTTTTACGTTTATTTACGTTATAGTATAGTCCCTTATTTTCTTCGTCAATGCCTTCGCCTACTGGTGCTTCTGTATCACCTAGTGCTTTATTTAATAGTTTCACAGCAACAGGAGCACCATTGCCGTACATTAGTTTAGCAGCCTTTAGTTTATCTTCGTCTGACATTTCAGGCCAAGTAGCTCTTAACTCACTTGCACTCTTAATCTGCATACCACTAAAGTCAAAGTTAATAGTAGGACCATATGCTATGTAACCCATTTCGTCTGCTGTGTTTAGATCTTTACCTGTGTAACTTCTATAATATCTCGGTTCATTGCCGGGTTTTTTTGTGGCCTTGTCTATTTTCATTTGATCAGGCAAAGGAGTTACATTGCGTTCTTTCTCACTCCTAACGAATACTAATGCAGTATCATTATCTATTAGATGTTTATATGCTGTGGCATTAAACGGAGCAGTATTAACCTGTATAAATTTGTCTGAAGGAACACCTGCCATACCTGCTAGTTTCTTTTTTATTTCAAAAGGAAACGGTCTTGATGCTGTGTCGTTAGTTGCTGCTACATAAACATTACTTTGACCAAACGTTTTTACAGCCCAGTCGTATAGGCTTTTGTGTCCAGGATGGAACGGATGGAACCCTCCAGGCATAATTGCAACTACTTTTCTTGCAGGTGCTTCGTATAAATTTCTTAATCTCATGACGGTGTCCATCTTGTTCTTGGCACTAGTTTAGTTTTTGATCCTAGAGCCACATAGCCCTCGCCGCCCTGTTCACCGTTAGTGCTTTGTTTTACATCAGCCGGAGCATCATCTAACTGTTGTATGATGTGATCCTTTGCTGCCATTATTCTTTTTACTAAACCAAACATACTAGGTAATGCTTTAGGATTTTCTTGATGCATATCTGCTAGACGTGCTTGTTGTCCTTGGCTTACTTTACTAGTTTTTAACCAATCAAAAAACCCTGTTTCTAATTTGTCTAGTTTTCTACCTTTACTCATTTGGTTTACATATGTGTAAATAATTCCTGCAGGATTGCTTAATCCTTTTACACCAGCAAGAAACTTATCAATTGCTGCGCCGTTTGCTTGTGCTAATTTTAGTATGTCTTTGGTTTCTGATGTATCTACTTCGGGCGTATGCGTAACATATGTTTGTCCTAGTACAAGTGCTGGGCCTTGATTAAGATCTTTTACATCTGAAATAGGCTGTCCTGACTTGTCACCAAACTCAGCATACTTTGTATGTACAACTACACCTACAGTTGTATTGCTCATACGCTTGCCTAACTCTGAATTAGGATCAACTGTGTAAGTAACTTGATTGGGAGTAAATGTAATACCCGCATCTGATGTGTCAAAAGGTTTACCAGGATGATATAGTAAATCTCCGTATACATATCCTCTAAATGATGCTGGAGTGCTTTGTTCCATTATGTTAAAGATAGTTGCCATTTCTTTAGCAAAGCGTTCACGCCAGTCTTCGCCTTTGCCCGTGCTAGTAATAAAACTATACAGTTCTTTTGCACTCTTACTGATGTTACCCTTCATCCAACCGTTCTTACCTACAAGAACAAATTCACCGTTGTTATCTCTGCCCCAGTACATAGTAGGATAGCCATCCCATTTGATTGCAATGTCTTTGCTATCGTGTCCTAGTTTGTTTAGAATATGTACAGCCTTTGTTGCGCCTGCACTGCCGTCTACGAACACAAGATCTTCTAGGTGTTGGTATTCTCTACCTACCTTAGCCGCTTCGGTTAAGATCTTGAATTCGCTAAATCTCATCTATAAGTACCCTTGCGTATCTCTGTCATTTCTTCTGCATATACTTTTTGTATTAAAGCATATTTGTCTTCTTTTGTCAAGAGTTCTTCTGGTCTTTTTCCAATTTTAAATTTAGAACAATATAGTCTAGCAGCCTTATCTATCATAGGACCTAATTCTTTAATTTTGTCGTACTCTGTTTCACTCATACTACATTCTTGCATACGCTTAATAGCAGGAAAAAAACTTTTACGATAAAACATAGGATCATTACGCATAAAAATACATACATCGTCGACTACATTATATGGTAGACTATCATCAATTGGTTGATCGTAAAATTCGTTTATTTTTACCATTATGCGGCCTCCTTGTATGTACTTAGTTGTTCTACTAGGAAACCTTTATGCTTTCCTCTGCTAATATATTTTCCCATGCTCTTTTTCCAGTGCAATGTGTTATAGTTCCAGTCTTTCTCTGCACACAGTTCTTTAAATTCTAAACCGTTTACAATATATTCTTCGCCTGTACTTGTAGTAATACGATATGTATATTGTTCGCTACGCATACGAGAACTTTTAGCACCGCCCTTGGCATGCCATGCCTTATCTTTACCTGTAAAGTTTTTAGCATACTGTTGTCCTGCATTACGCTGGTGCTCTATGAATGCATCGTAATCGTACTGTTTTAGTCCGTGAAGGTAGTGTTTACCACCGTACGACACATTATAAGACATAGGATCTTTTACTACATCTTCGTTAACTATTTCTTTTTCTAAATCCCATAATGCATCTGCACTATCTGCTGTTGCGATAATCTCTTTAGTAAAGTTTTCAACACCGTACTTGTTGATAGCATTTTTAATACCTATACCACTACCCATATAGGAATCATTTATATCTTTTGTAGAATGTCTACCGATATAATATTTTCCATTTGTATGGTTAGTTATTTTATAGATAATATAATGCATCACCAGGCCCTACAACTCCAATATCTGGCGCGATGCCTTGGCCCTGGATTATCACAGTTGTGTCTAGCACGGAAACTACGTCTACGTGCAGGGTTAGATTTTTTAATTTTTGAGTTCTTATCACCGAAGTTTACTTTAACAACATTACCTTTGGGATTCTTTACATATACTTTAAACTTCTTAACATCGCCTTGCATAGGCTTACCTAGTTTAACTTTACGTCCTTGATATTCAGCTTCGTCTACTACATCATCTTCGTTAAACCACATAACACCGTACTGTTCAAAAAACTCGTCATCATCGTCGTATGTTTCTTCGTCAATAACGTCTTCGCCTATTACAATATCAAAGTCGTCGTAGCCTTCTTCAAATAGATAATTAGCAAGGTGCTCTGCATAACCGTTTGCTTCATCTTCTGAAAGATCTTTATTTAATGGAATTCGCATTAATGTTGTTTCTTGCTCAGTATTAAACGTTTCGTATACTGGAAATACTGATTCATCAAGTTTTGCCTTGTCTTGCTTTTCCATTACTACTGTTACAAATTGTTTCATAGGTTTTCCTTTTCAGTATTTATCGGTTTTATAATGCAGCAATTCTTGATTGGAAATCAGCAAAACTTGTACTTGCTGCTGCTTCTGCTTTAAGTGTAGTAAGAGTAATAGTTTCAGTTCCGACTGTATCCGCTTGTGCAGTCCAAGCAGTACCATTCCATTTAAGAACTTCACCTACACTAGGACTAGGAGCATTTACATCTGCTAAGTCGCTAATATTTACTGTTGATATATCTTCTGCAAAGTCTTCTGGGCTTACACTTATTCCGCCGTAGTCAGCAATCAAATCACCAACATTCACAAATGCGTATGTACCAGCACCGTCTGTTTTTAAAACTTGCCCGTCAGTGCCTTCAGTTATACCGAGGTCAGTTAGTACAGTAGCACCGCCGCCAGCGCCTCCTGCATATAGTTCATTAAAGTTATCGTTAACCTTATCAAATGCTGAACGAATAGTTTCGCCGTCGCCTGTAAGTTCACCAGTTCCTATATTGATTATCTGCTTTGCCATATGTCTGCCCTCAATGATTTAGTTTGATATTTGTAATCGAACCAGCAGTCCAATTTGTTATCTTAGCACGTATCCAAACATAATTACCTGTAAAATTCTTTGTGCTTGATGTACTGTTACTAGTTGAATGTGTAATACCAGATACTGTTGCTTCACCGATAAGTCCAGTTGTATCCATTGACGTGTTACCTGTACCTAGAGGTATAGTGAACCAATCGTCGTCAGTTGGTGTCGATGCTAAAGTTCCCTCCATAGCAATTGTACCAATAAAGTCATTAAGATTAATTTGTATAGTATGCAGACCATCACTACGTCCGTAGTAACCGTCGCCTTTAAATTTATCACCTGTGTGCGTTTGTGTATTACTATCGCCAACGTGTGTAATTGTTGTTAAAATGTTTTCACTCTGTGCCATAATTATATTTATCAATATCACCACTGTAAACTAGTTTCTCAACCCGAGGATTGCCTCCACCAGATACTAGTTGATACATTAATAAAACTTTGCTATCTTTAACATAGCAATACTGACCATAGATCCAGTCATTTTTTAAATCATTAAGAGTTTTTTCACCGACTCTACTTTTATCAGTGTTATTCTCTAACCAACGGGCAATTGCCGGACCATTTGATCCCTGTGTTAGATACACTTTATACTCGTAGTCAGTAGGTTTATCTACAATTACTGTGTTAGTATTGTTAGATAAGAATTTAGCAATATCATCTTCTACATCCCAATAAGAAATTACTGTTTCAGGGCTCACTTTAATGATGTCATCTATAAGTGATTTAGTGTTAGAGTATATCCATAGATTGTACCCACGTTCAATTCTTATCTTATAGTCGTCACTATCTATAAGTAGATTGTATAATTTTTCAGCTTCTTTAAATTGCACTTCAGATAAGGCAAAGGAAGTTCGGAACCTTAGAATTAGATATTCACCTCGATCTTTAAGAGTTGTTCGTATTTCGTCTAGTTTGGTCGCGGCATAACTTAACCTTACACCGCGATCAAACTCTGCTCTAAATATAAAGCCTAACTCCGTGTATAAATTTACTTTATAAAGATACTTACGGTAGTGTAACTTTGTAGTTAGATTACGCTTCGGTAACTTCATGTACTCTTGCTTCGCACTCTAATACAATATCGCCATCTTTAACATCAACATGTACAGTTCCGCCTTGCTTTAGATTACCAAATAGTATTTCTCTAGAAAGTGGACGTTTTATTTCTTTATCAATGACACGCTGTAAAGGTCTTGCACCCATTTTAGGGTCAAATCCTTTATCGACTAGATAATCTAAACTATCATCAGATACAGTAATTATAATGTCCTTGTCTTTGACCATAGTTTTAAGTTCGACAAGAAACTTACCAACAATTTTCATCATTACTTCTTTTGATAGTTTACCAAATGTAATAGTAGCATCAAGTCTGTTTCTAAATTCTGGAGCAAAGAACTTTTTCATTTCTTTTTCACTGTAACTAGTATCGTCTTGATCGACGCCAAATCCGATTGCATTTTTCTCAGACTCTTTAGCACCTAAGTTAGTTGTAAGTATTACAATACTATTACGTGCATCTGCTTCTTTACCATTTGATCCAGTGATAATACCGTTGTCCATGATTTGCAGCAATATTTGTGATATATCCGGATGCGCTTTTTCAATTTCATCCAGTAGTAGCACACAATTCGGATTCTCTTGTAGTTTGTCAATAAGTTGTCCGTTATTATCTTCGTGACCTACGTAGCCTGGAGGTGAACCAATAAGTTTTGATACACTGTGTTTTTCTTGATATTCGCTCATATCGAACCGTACTAATTTAACACCTAAATTTGCTGCAAGTTGTTTAGCAGTTTCTGTTTTACCTGTACCTGTTGGGCCCATAAACACAAACGAACCAATTGGCTTATCGTCTGGTTTAAGTCCTGCTTGACTAACAAAGATTTTATCAACAATAGCATCAATTGCACTGTCCTGTCCGTAGACAACTTTCTTCATGTTTTCGTCAAGCTTAGAAAGATTTTCTGTTTCACGTTCTGCTACTGATTCAGCTGGAACTTTAATCATTTTAGATAATTCAAACTGTATTGCGTCTCCGTCTACAATTTTATTATCTTTTTGATTTTTTACTTTAAATCTTGAACAGGCTACATCGATCAAATCAATTGCTTTATCAGGCAGTTTCTTATCACTCTGATATTTTACACTGAGTTTAACTGCTGCCTCAATTGCTTCTTCTGTAATTTCTGTATTATGATAGTCTTCATAGTACTTCTTAATACCACGTAAGATATCCTTAGTAACTTCAGGTGTAGGCTCGTCGACTGTTACTCTTTGGAATCGACGCATAAGAGCGCGATCCTTTTCAAAGTACTTCCTGTATTCATCCCAAGTAGTTGACGCAACAACTTTTAAATCGCCCTTTGACAATGCTGGCTTTAATAAGTTTGCTAAGTCGTTTGCATTGCCTTGTCCACCTGCGCCAGCACCGTTAATCATATGTGCTTCGTCGATGAACATAATTGTTTTACCTTGCCTAGTAAGACCTTTAAGCACAAGTTTAAAACGTTCTTCAAAGTCACCTCTGTACTTTGATCCTGCTAACATTGCACCAATGTCTAAACTATAAACTTTAAACTCTTTTAAGAAGTCCGGCACTTGATCGTTTATAATGTTATATGCAAGTCCTTCTGCAATAGCAGTTTTACCAACACCTGGATCGCCTACCATAAGAACATTATTCTTTGCTCTACGTCCTAGCGCAAGTGCTAAACTTTCAAGTTCATCGTTGCGACCAATAATAGGATCAACTTTTCCTTTTTTAACTTCTTCATTTAGATTAGTTGTAAAACTCTTTAGTGCTTTCTTTGCATCGCCTGAGTTTTCTTCATCTACCATTTCGACGTTGTCTAATTCTTCAGCAACAAATTCAGCAAACTTAGTTTTGTTTACATTACCTTCGTTCAACCAATATACACATACTGATTTTTTTTCGTTAAGCATAGATAGTAGTACGTCACGCAATTCAATGTGTGTACGTCCGTTAAATAATACTTGAGTAAATGCTCTGTTTAAGCAACGCTCTACTGTGTGTGTTTTTTTTGGCTTGAACTTTTTTTGATCTGTTTTGATGTCATTGTTGTTTTTTAAATGATGCTCTAAATTAGATTTTATGTATGCAATATCAGCACCGTATTCGGTCATTAAGTTTATAAACGTTTCTTCGCAAAGCATTGCATAGAGTAAATGCTCTAGCGTAACATATTCGTGTTTTAGTTTTTTTGCATCCTTAATAGCCTTATCGAATACTAATTGTAGTTCTTGAGACGGTTCAACCATTCTTTTTATCCTCTATTAAATGCTTTAATTCCAGTGTCTTTGCTATAACATCTGGATCGTTGATCCTTGGTATCTGTGCTTCGATCTGAACTAATATCGAACCTTTCCTACCTGTTCTAACATCGCTCATTCCATATCCACGCATTGCCAATGTTGTGCCTGATTTTGTGCCTTTAGGTATATTCAAATTTAAACTCTTTTTATCTGGAGTTTCTATTAGTATAACACATCCTAGCATAATGTCAAATACATTTACAAACTTTTTAGTAACAAGATCGTTACCTTGTCTCTGCCAGCCCGCAGGTAATCTTACACGTATCTTAACATAAAGGTCACCTCTGCCAACTCTAGGATCTGTATTGTCGCCCAGTCCTTTATAACGTACTGTGTCTCCGTCATTTGCTCCAACTGGTACTTGTACATTTATAAATTCTGTTTTCCCGTTTGCCATTTGGTACGATGCTGTTACAATCTTACCGTAGAACGCATCTTCAAACTCTACAACAAGATTGATTCTTATATCTCTATTTTGTGGTTGCCTGCGTTGTTGATGCATTTGGTTAAAGATGTCACCAAATGGATGCCGGCCAAACGGATTGTGTTGGGAGTTAAAGTGAAAGTCGTTTTTGGGTTGAGGATTATCGTATTCTTGGCGTTTTTCTGCATTACCTAAAATTTCGTAAGCTTCAGTTACATGTTTAAATGTTTCTTCATTTCCGCCGCGGTCAGGATGATGTTGCATTGCTGCTTTTTTAAAAGCTTTTTTAATTTCATCCTGACTTGCTGTTTTGTTAACCCCTAGTACATTATAATAATTCATATAGTACTTAGTGAGAGTTAGTCGTCCTTGAACTTCTTACTGGATCCTAAATAAAGTCCAAACCATGCTGCTCCGGCACCTACAACAATGCTTACTAAGCCTGCTTGATTCATATTTGGATCTGGCAAAGCCATAAACCAATGTGTTACTTGATAAAGTAAAATGATATAAACTGTAATAAACACACGAGGAAATATTCTCCAAGCGTCAACTGCTTGAGCAAGATAAATTATACTTTTAAATTTATTCTTACTCATATTAGTTACACCTTGATCCGGTGCTTTAACTGTTGCTTCTGTTATAGTTTTTTTAGCACTTCTTTCTGTTTTAGTGCTTACTTCTAAATCTTCTAACTTTTTTCTTGGCATTACCCTAATTTCCTTTTATTTAAATCCCTTTGGTAGTTCTCAATGTGCTTGATATATTCGTCTATGCTATGATCAGAAAATGCATCTATCTTACCAGCTTTAAGACCTTTCCACATGCCTTTTAATCTGTCTTTCCATTTTGTTATACCTGCTACATTACGTATAGTACCATTAGAGCAAATGTATTCCTCTGTCCCATGGTGTCTATAACCCATTATGATCAATGGAACAGTTGTAACTATGTCATTGTTATTTCTCCAACGATAATGATCTATATCAAGACTGTTGCAATAACCACGCCAACCTACTCTTGGCGAGCCGTATGTATAAAGTTCTTCTGGATCAGGAATACTTTTTTCGTGCTTACAACGACTCGCCATTATAGTTGCCATTGCTGCGCCTAAACTGTGGCCACAAAACCACAGATCTTGCTCAGGTTTCAAGTCCCTCAAGTCATCGAGGATCATTGGCCAAAGAGCGTCTACCTCACTCTTAAATCCTTTGTGTACTCTTGAAACTGTCTCAGCTAGGACTGGAATGGCTCGTAGGTCTGCTTCTACATCATTCCACTCATTGGGTTGGGTGCCCCGACAAGCTATCACAAGATCTGTGGTGTTGGCAAAGCGGTATGCTTGCGCCCCGCTTTTTTCATAGAATTCGCATACATCGAATCCTAATTCCTTAGCAGCTTTCTTTGCTGCTTTTTTTTCTAAATACGCTATTTTAGCAAGTTTAGCGAATAGTAAACTGCGCTCAACGAATGCTGTGTCTATTATCATTG